CGACCAGAAAGCAAGGGAACAGAGCAAGAAAGCAATGAAAGCGAACCACGGATCCGGGACACCAAGCTATGAGGCACGAATAACTACCCCTGAGTTGCAACCCCGGAGTTTGCCGCGTAGGGACAACCGGGAGGCTCAGGGCGACGGGACAGGGAGCATGATGGACCACCCTTCTGGGGGGCTCGTGGGGGGGGTATAACATTAGGGGGGACGTGAGGGGGTATATTGGAAACGAGTGTGGGAGGGGGGGGGATCGACGGTTCCCGTGAAGGCGCTACCTTCGCAGCCGATCGGTGGGTGGACTGTTCCTTTCAGCCCCGCCAGGGGACCGCTAGCCGTGCAGTCTCTGCACTGCCTCACTAAGGCTGAGGTTTGGGCGCAAACTCCGGCGACGGAGGATGCGACCTTCGGAGACACCAAAGCTCCTCTGCTCATCCGGGGGGATGATCGGGCTAGACAGACGTGTAATCCTTGCGGATTCAAGCTACCGGTCGCTACACGCCATGATGACAGCATTGCTGCTGGGTCGGTACCGGATGTCTCAACCGCCACAATTAGAACCGCTAGGGATGTGACGGAGGAAGGGGAAGGGGGGTTGCAGTCCCCAGTAACTGCGTGACGCCATGGACAAGGCGGTCCTGTGCTCGGCTGTGCTGAGCTGTGGTAGGCTGACCAGATATCGGACGGTGGACTACCGCTCGGGCCCCTGGCGGGCACGCACACACGCAGACAGTAGACAGAAGGGGCCAACCAACTGTTTATCTTCTAATGTGTGGCCGGAGGACTTGTTAGCTCCGGTGATTACTGCTAGTACCTAACGGGTACCAATCGGCCAGTTAGGGGCTGGCAAGCCCGATGTGTCGCCATCAAACGCTCAATTTTAGGCCGAGAGAGGGCACGGGGGTCGCGTTATTTAGGCATCGGCGCGGAAAAACCATGAATCGAAGCCTAGACCGACACGACGGTCACACGGGCACGGCGTAAGTGCGGGGGAACGTACTTAAAGCCGGGCGTGTCGAGGAAAACAGGCTTGGGAAGGAGAGGGAAACGGGAGGGGGGGAGGCCGTACATCCGCCGCGCTGAGCAGGAGAGGGCGTAAGCAGTGGTGGTCTCGCTACCGCAAACTGCGTTAACAGAGGTATAGCGGCAAGCGAGGTCGATGGAGTCCCAAAAAGACTCGTCGCGACGACCGTCCTCGAAACCGATGCGGGCGCGGGCCAAAACTACGACAGGTGAGACGCACAGTTCATCCATACCGAACAAGTAGCCGCAGAACGTGTTGGTGTCTGCTACAACGCGTTTGGGAGTCATGCGCACAGCAGATGGGCGGAAGTCTGAGGCTTTACCCCAGGCACCAAGGACCACGGAATCGTCGCCGGAGAATGCTGCTGGAGTGGCAGCGGGACAGTTCAGAGACCAACCAGTGAGGGCTGCGTTGCGGGCAGTGTTCAAGAGCCATGTCCACCGGTCACCAGAGAACTGCATGATGGGCATCGGGCCAATGTAGGCTGAAGTATTGCAACGCTCGTGGAAGTACTGCTCGACGTAGGGCTTGGGGATACCGTAGGTGGTCATCAGCCAGCAGTCGAAGTTGAGGAAGAGCGCATCACACCCAGAGTCCCAGGCGGTGTAGTCGTTGGCCGTGGTGGGGCCCTTCTGCCAGAACCGCTTGTAGAACGTGGTCATGTCGGAGAAGGTGGTACGGCAGTGGAGGTATGTGGTGGGGCGACAATCACGAAGGAGGAGCCGCTCGAGATAGAGAGCCCAAACGGAGTCGCGCAGAGTCTTGGCCAGGGGGAACGTGGCCACGATCTGGCCGGGAGCCGCAACACCACCTAATTTCTCCAACTTCTTGACCGCCTGTGACTTTAGGAACAGCCGGGTAGTCAATGGGTCCCAGTCGGTGGGATTGGCCTCGATGACCCGCTTGAGAGAGCGCACCGTGCGTCCACCAGCCCAGGAGGCGAGCCGGTCACGAAGGCAACTCTCAAACAACTCCTCGTCGATGTCGGATCGCTGCTTCAGGTCGAAGAACTTGCGGAAGCCGGCTCGTAGGCAAATGGCGCTACGGCGTTGGGCGGCGGTTATGGCCCCACTCTGACGCTTGGGATGGATGCGCTTGAGGAGAGAGAGCCAGTATGTGGCCGGATCGCGACGGGAGTGACGGAGGGGAAGAAGAGAGCCATTGGGTTCCACCTGTTGGGTCTTCACGCCGGCGGCTGGCACGAACACCTCACGGGAATCAGGACCCCGACAGGAAGTTAACACCAGGGAGGCGTCAGCTGGGCCCACCTCGATGGGAGGCGGGGGGATGTCGTGGCCGTGGGAGGAGCCGGTAACCACAGTGTCGATGGGCATGGGGGTGTAGACCGACAGAGCGGAGGCGAAGGACTCGAAACGGCGGGACTCGGAGGGACGGGATTCCTCGCGGAGGAAATCGAAGGCGGAGGCGGGGGGGTGCACCAGGGAGGGTCGCGACATGTTGTACGTCCAGAGGGGATCTACCAGATCGTCATACGCACGGGGGTGTTCGGCGGGGGCATGGGGGGTGCGGACAAGGTCAGTCCAGCCGGCCACAGGGGGGTTCGGGGGGGCCATACCCAGCTGCTGGAGCGCGGCAGCGGATAACTCGGTGGCCAGATGGTCGCGGACGGCATGGGCTACGAGGCCAAGGGGATCGGAGGCGACGCTGACATAGCCACTCTGGGACCGAGCTGCCACGGCGAGGATCGACGAAATGATCTTGGAGCACCCAAATGAGTGCTGCGCCAAGGTAGCCGGAGTGGGAATCTGCGAACCCATGACCAGGAACACGTTGCCCCGGGAGCGAGTAAGGGCGGTCCACATGAGAGAATCCGTCATGCCGGAAGTGAGGCCACCACAATCAATGGCAACATCACCGTCGAAGGAGAGGCCCTGGGTGTCGGCGAAGGACATGGCGAGGGAACCACCTTTAACCTTGGTCTCCACGAACCGAGGGGAAGCCGCAAGGAAGGGCACGTTGGGGGGGGGATTGGTGACCACAAACAAACCACCATGAGTGGGGCGGTAATGGGGATTGGCGAGGGGGACGGGGAGGCCGAAAAGAGCGGACAACTCCTGGCACAGACGACGCTGAGCGGTGGAGTAGTTGTTGGAAAGGGACGACAGCCACACTGAGGTTGGGCGGGATAGCCGTGACTGCGAGTCGGGGTAGGGGAAAGGGTTGCGTGCCTGGCACGCATCGAAAGTGACAACAATCCTGTCCAGCAGGGGGTTTTGAAGGATTAAAAGGGGAATAAAACCGGGCCATAGGAGGCCGGCGTCGTCGAGAATAATAGTGCCCTGGCAACCCTCGTAGAGGGGCCGGGTGAAGGAGGGGAAATTACCAGCGGTGCTGTTGGGGATGATAGCACCGAAATCACGTCGAGCCTGGGCCCGGAGCGCCTGGTTCCAAGTGTGGACCTTTATTTGATCCGTGGTGCTCCCTGCTGCAAGGAGGCGACGGATAAGGCCGGTCAAATGGAAGGTTTTGCCGACACCAGGGGCACCGTTAAGGAGGACCAACTCCACCGGACGAGCAGGGGTATTGCACGCAGTGGAATCCCAACCCTTGGTGATCGAATGGGGGTCGAGATCCATGATGCGGGCGGCGTCTGGGTAGAGTTTGAGGTCACCAGTCAAACGCTGAGCCTCGACGATGTCCTGGGCAGTGAGGGTGTACTGGATGGTCTCCTCAACCAAGGGGGTGATGGGCAGGTTGGCGGGGGG